ATTGACCTTTCACTTGACACGCTCGAAACAACCGCACTCGGCGAGGATTGGAAGAGTTATATCGCAGGCTTGAAAGAATGGACGGCATCAGCAGACGGTGATTTCAACATTCACGACGACCAAACAGGGCAGGCGGCACTTCAAGAAGCATATCTGAACGGCACAGTGGTTGACGTTAAGTTCTATGTGGACGGTACGCACTACTACGGCGGCAAGGCAATAATCAGTTCGCTGAGCATTGAAGACCCCGTCGATGACGTTGTTTCGGTAAGCATTGAGTTTACAGGCAACGGCGCAATTTCATTTAACTAGGAGGAAGAATACGCATGGCAAAGAAAACGGTAACGGTTGAACTCGATAAAGCGAGAAACCTCAGATACGGCATGAACGCTCTGGTCAAGGTCGAGGAAATGACAGGGAAGCCTATCACGAAACTTGACCTTGAAAACTTGTCGATGGGCAATCTCAGAACAATTCTGTTTGCGGGGTTGTGCCACGAAGACAAGGAACTCACACCCGAAAAGGTTGGGGAACTGATTGACGATTATTCTGATATCGGAACAATAGCTCAAAAACTGGGCGAAGCATTCACAGTGGCGTTCGGAAGTAAAGAAAAAAACTGAACACCCCAGTCTCGGATAATGACTGGGACATAAGCGATTATTATCTGTTTGCCATACGGAGTCTTGGGCTCGATCCGATAGCCGCTTGGGATTATACACCGTTTGAAATAAGCCTGCTTGCAGAGAACTATACGTTCAAAGCAAAGGAAGTGCTGAAGCGGGACATAACCCAAGCGTACTATACGGAATACTTTGCGCGGCACAAAAAACTACCGAGACTAAACAAGGTCTTGAAGGAAATAGACAAGCCTTCAAAAAAGATGACGAAGGGGGATATGGTGCTATTGGCAATGGCGAGGGAAAAGGGAGTTTTCCTCTAGGACAAAATAATTGGCATAAAAACTTGACAAAAAAGTTGGCATAAAAACTTGACAAGAAAAAGGGGGTGAGACTTTGGCGATTATTCGAAATCTGGTCGTGAAAATCGGAGCAGATATCTCAGGTTTAAGCAAAGGATTAAAAACAGCGCAAACAAAGTTGCAGAAACTCAGTTCAGGTCTCACCAGTATTGGCACTTCGATGACGATGAAGGTCACGATGCCGCTTGTTATGCTAGCAAAGCAAGCACTGGAAACCAGTGGACAATTCGAACAATCGATGGCAAACGCGGCTTCGGTCTCAGGTGCTACCGGCGAAGAACTGCAGAAAATGACAGATGTTGCCCGAGAGATGGGCAAGACAACTGTGTTCAGCGCAAGCGAAGCGGCAGATGCTATGTACTATATGGCATCAGCAGGCTACAAGGCGGAGCAGATGGCGCAAGCCATTCAACCGATATTGAACCTCGCATCAGCGACACAAAATGACCTCGCATATACTACAGACACAGTAATCGCAACGCTCAACCAGTTTCAACTGGAATCGAGCGAAGCAGAGAGCGTGTCAAACGTATTCGCTTCTGCAATCGGCTATTCGCAAGCAACACTAGAAAAGCTAGGCAACTCGATGGCGTATGTGGGACCCGTAGCAAACAGCTTGGGTTGGAGTCTTGAAGAAACCACTGGTGCGTTATCAGTTCTGTACAACGCGGGCTATGACGGAAGCATGGCGGGCACATCGTTGAGACAATCACTGGTGGCGTTGATGAATCCGTCGACAAGCGCAAAGAAAATCTTTGAAGACTTGGGGTTGCAGTTGAAAGACCTGGACCCCACGACAAACAATTTTGCTGACATAGTAGACAGACTACGCGAATCAGGTTTGACAACTGCTCAGGCGATGGAAGTGTTCGGAGCGCGTGCGGGTCCCGGAATGATGGCTCTGCTTGCGCAAGGCGGCGATGCGATAAGGGACACGACTGAAGCGATAACCGGCACAAATTCTGCTGCCGAAATGGCGGCGAAGCAAGTAAACACGATGCAAGGCTCGGCGAAGCTGATGAAGTCGATGATGGAAGAGGTCGCTATTTCAATTGGTGATATCCTGATACCGATGATACGCGAACTCATGGAAAAATACATGATGCCGTTGCTTGAAAAGTTTCAGGGACTAGCAGACGTATCGAAGACATTGGTCGTCAAAATCGCAATGGTAGCGGCGGCAATAGGACCCACGTTCCTCATATTGGGGAAAGTGGTAAAGGTCGGAAGTAAGTTGTTGAAGCTGATAAGCATGTGCTCGTCGCCAATTGGACTTGTTATCGCCGCGGTCATTGCTCTGGGTGCGGCTTTTGTCTATCTTTTCAAAACGAACGATGAATTCAGAAATAAAGTTTTGAAGCTGTGGAGCAGAGTAAAAAGCGGAATAATCAAGGCTTTGAACGCGATTAAGGCGTGGTGGGACACAAATGGCGAACTGGTTTTGCAATCAGTGAAGGCAGTGTTTCAGAAAATGGCAGATGTGATTGTGTTCGTAGTTGGAGTTGTAGTATCTCTAATCCGAAAATTTGTCTCTAGCATTTTATACTTGTGGGAGAACAATAAGGCATTCAGGGATGCGGTAGTTCAGATATGGAACGGCATAAAGCAAGCAATAACTTCGGCGATTTCATTCATTGTGGCATGGTGGGAAGAAAACGGACAACGGCTATGGGAGAGCGTGAAGACGATTTTCAACACGATATGGGATGTTGTCGTAGCCGTGCTTGACCAACTTATAAAGAGCGTAACCGTGTTCCTCGGTTATTTGACACCCATTTGGGAGCAAATAAAGAGCGTCTTCGCGTCACTATGGAACTTGCTTCAGGAACTGTGGGTACTGTTTGAGCCACTTTTGAAGGTTATTGGTGGAGTGCTTTCGGGACTTCTTGCTACGGCATTAGGCGTGATAAACGGAATTATACAGGCACTAGGACCCTTGATTCAGGCAGCCCTTGACGTTCTCCAAATCGTGATAGACGTGGTTGGCGCAATCGTCTGCTTGCTTACGGGCGACCTTGACGGCGCGTGGTCGCACATGAAGAGTGCAGGCTCAAGTGTTTCGAGTTTCTTCGAGCACTTGTGGGAAGGAATGAAAAACTTTGCGAAAGGTTTCGTTGATGCTTTCCTCGGCTTTTTCAGCGGATTTGGCATTGATTTTGTCGCAGAAACAAAGCGAATCTGCGGCATAGTTGGCGACTGGTTTGCAAACTTGTGGACTGGCATCAAGAACGGAGCACAGAACATTTGGACAGCAATAACTGGCATATTCGGCAAGATAGGCGACTGGTTCAGCAACTTGTTTAAAGATGCATATAACTGGGGCAAAAATCTCATTCAATGCATCGTGGACGGCATAAACGCGGCAATAGATTGCGTAGGCGACAGCATCAAGAGCGTAGGACAGAAGATTAAAGACTTCTTGGGTTTCAGTTCTCCTACAAAGAAGGGACCCGGACACACGGCGGATGAGTGGATGCCGAACATGATGGATATGTTCGCGGAAGGCATTAAAACAAAACTACCTGACATCGAAGCGGCAGTGAATATGACGGCAAGCACGTTGGCAAATCTTGGTGGAGTGAGCGCACCGCAGAGGGACGATACTGGGATGCTAAACAGCATACTGAGCGCAATGAGCTTCATGCAAACAACAAATAAAGGCGGCAACGAACCAGTGGAACTTTCCATAGACGGTCAGGTGTTCGCCAGAGTGATACTCCCAAGTCTAACGAAGGAGTTCAGAAGAAACGGCATAGTGATAGCGGGGGTGTAAGATGGACTATTTCAAAATAAACAGCAAGTCGTTAACGCGCAACCCGACTAGCATTAGCCAGTCAAAATATAAAATACAAAAGACAGACAGAACCATAGACGGCACCTTGGTCGCAGACATAATCGCTGTAAAAAACAAGGTGTCGTTTACATGGGACTATCTAACAACCGCAGACCTGAAAAAACTCACGGACGAAGTGAACGGAAGCAGTTTTCCAGTAGTGGAATACAACGACCCTGACAGCGGCGAAATGCTTAACATAACAGGTCACGCGGGCGAAATCACGTACACACCGTATTATGACGTGCGAACACGCGGTCTATTGTGGAAAGAAGTAAACGTGTCATTCGAGGAGAGGTAGCGTATGAGTTATGCGAGTAACCCGAGACACGTGCTCGGCAAGGTAAACATTGTATACGCGGACAGCGAAATCTCGATGGACTTGTCGGTGGAGACTTCGGGAAACGGAGAGATATCGTACCCCGAACAAGTTTACGGCAGTCATCTGACACCGACTATAAAGGCTTGCACGATGGACGGAAACTCTACGATGGGCGGCGGGCATCAGATGAACGGACGGGGACTGATAACAGGTTGGTGGTCTGATGTTCACTGTGACGAGAACGGCGTATTTCAGAACCCGCCGTGGATAAAGCTAAACTTCATCGAAAGACCGATGATACGGTGGACGTTGCTTGGAGACAACAAACTGATGCAGTACCCAGTCGATTTTGACCTGAGCATTTATCAGGGAGAGAATTTGGTTGATACGCGTCCAGTGCGGGGAAATGATAAGGTAGGTGTTCAGATACACTACGCGGTCCCTCTTGTTGGGATAACGTCTATAAGGATGACAATCCTGAAATGGAGCGCGCCGAACGCAAAAGCGAAGCTGTTGCAATACTTCGATATTGTCGAGGAAGAATACACCGGCTCCGACCTAAAAGAGTTTGAAATACTTGAAGAACTGTGCAAAGACGGAGACGTTGGGTATGGAATTAACAGCGATACGGCATCATTTACGATATTCAACAAGAACAGGAAATTCGATAGGGGATACTTGAAATCGTTGGTGCTACTGGGCAGGAAGGTAATACCGTTCATCGGCGTAGAGAAGGAAGACGGCACAATCGAATATACCAAGTTTGGCACGTTTTATTCTGATGATTGGAGCGTGCCACAAAGCGATGTGTGGGTGAAACTGAAATGCGTTGACAAACTAGACCGGCTACAGCGAATAACGTATGTCGGGTATCCATATACGGAGATGGCAAACCTTTACGACATCGCGGAAGACATACTGAAACAGAGTGGCTTCAAGCCTTCAGAATACAGTATAGACGAAACGCTGAGAACGGAATTGATTGACAGGGCGTTCCTGCAAAAGGGAACGAGTTGGGACAGCTTGCAGTCGGTGTGCTACGCGGGGCTATGCAACGCATTCGTGGACAGAAACGATATTCTAACCATACAAAAAGAGAGAATCAGCACAAGGGATTTTCCGATCGGCGCGGACAAGATAACCAGTTTTGAAAAGCATACACGCAAGACGGACTTCTGCAATTATGTAGAGGTAGCGTACACGGACGTTGAAGTTACGACAACACAGGTTACGGCTTATGAGGGTTATGTGAGCATCGATGCGGGAACGCAGAAAACCCTGACGGTCGACTATGGCAGTCTGATAACGGATGCGTTTATTAGTATGCAACCTAGTGCTGGAATACAGGTGATAAACTTCGATAGCGGAGTGAACGGTGGAAAGTTCACAATAAAGAACAACAATACTACGGCGGCGGTCATCACGGTAACGATAAAGGGAATGTCAATGTCAACATCGACACAGACCGTCGTTGCAACAGACGAAGAAAGCATCGAAGCCTGGGGCAAACAAGAATACATTTACGAAAGCAGTGACCTGATCCAGAGTTATGATAGGGCGCAGGAGATTGCAGAATTGCTTTTGAGCAGACTGAGACAGGGGAACGGAAACGTGAAAATATCGTGGCGCGGAGACCCGGGACTAGGTTTGCAGGACACTTTCGTAACAAGAGACAGATATGGAACGACGGACAAATGCGTAAACGAATACAATCGCTACAAGTTTGACGGCGGTCTACAACAAGAAACAAGAGGGAGGTTATTAGATGGCGACGTGGAATGAGCCAAGAAGCAACTACGTGATTCAAGACGAAGTAAAACCTGAAATCTTTAACAACCTCGCCGAAAACGAAAAGTATCTGAAGGAAACGCAGGACACAAAAATCACGTCGGCTGAGGTGCAAAACGCAACGATAGCAAGCGTGGTATATGGTAGCAGAGAAAACATAGCGGCAAGCGAAACGTTGAAGGTTGCCATAGGCAAAGCACGGAAATGGTTTGCCGACTTGAAGGCGTGCGCTTTCAAGGATGTGATAACGGAATCGGACATAAGCGGTACTATCAGCGGGAGCAAAATAAGCGGCGAGGTTGCCCTTGCGACTAAGGCAAAGCAGTTGGAAACTGCGCGAAGCATAGGACTATCGGGAGTAACAGCAACGGCAAGGTCTTTCAACGGCACGTCGGCGATAACGATACCGATTACGGCAGTTCCTGCAAGTCTGTTAACTGGCACGATTGCGCTTGATTCAACAGGTAATGCGGCAACGGCAACGAAGCTGAAAACGGCACGTACTTTCGCATTATCGGGAGTAACAGCGCAAGCAGTAAGCTTTGACGGAAGCGGCAACGTTACGTTGGTGATAACCGGAATACCGGCAACGCTTTTGACAGGCACTGCAAGCATTCCTACGAGCGGCAACGCGGGTAGCGCAACCAAGCTACAAACCGCACGAACAATCGGTTTAAGTGGCGTTACGGCGACAGCACAGAGCTTCAACGGAACCTCGAATATCACAATTCCGATAACGGCGATTCCAGTCAGCTTATTGACAGGAACGCTAGACAGGGGAAGGTTGCCAGTTGCAACGGCAAGTGCTGTCGGAGCGGTCAAAGGTGGCTCGAATGTTACGGTAGCGGCAGATGGGACTATGACAGCAACCTTCTCAGGAACTGGTATAACAGTTACAGCGCGTGCCGGACTGGGCAATTTGACAAACCTTGATGCGGTGTTGAACTACATATCCAACGTATTCCTCGGAAGTCAAGCAGTAACGAAAATCAAAGCAGGCACCTTTGACACTACGAGTTAATGGGGGGGAATATGGCAAATATTAAGGTTATACGTGGAGACACGCTGAACATAGCCGTCGTAAACATTCTGATAGAAATGGACGACGGCTCTTTTTATCCCATATCAGGTGAAGACAGATTCACGTTTTCAATATGCATGCCGAGGAACAAGCCGATACTACAACGGCGATTTCCTGAGAATATGCAACTGGTCAATGGCAACGATTTGCTGATGACATTTTCCCCTGAGGAAACGGAAACGCTGAAATGTCTGAACTATGACTACGACTGCAAGTTCGATTACAAGGGAAAGGGCGAGGACATATACACAATCGCTAGGGGCGAGTTGCAGGTGTATGAGTCGGCAACGAAACTAGCAGGAGGTAGCGCATGAAGGAAAAGGTGATACGGATAGAAGCTGAAGTTGGACAGTTCAGCAGGGTAACAAGGAACTACAACGGAGTGGAAAACGACACGACGATTGTATTGATAGACAACCCGAAAAGCACGATTGAGGTGCAACTGAAATCTCAGCAATACGGAAGCAAATTAGAGTTCCCGAACGTAGGCAATAGTTCAGTGGTTTATTTGGACAAGGCGGCAAACAAGGCTTACAGGTGGGACGAAGACAACTTGAAATACTACTGCGTGGGCAGTAACTATGAAGACATAAAAATCATTAACGGAGGTACAGCAAATGAGTAATTTTACTTTGGAGAGCAGAATTCAGATAAGGAACGACATCGCGGCAAATTGGGTAACGGAAAATCCGATACTGTTGAAGGGCGAAATCGGTATTGAGAACGATACGAGGAAGTTCAAAATCGGTGATGGTTCAACCACTTGGAACACCTTGAAATATGCCAGTGCGCATGAGGTGCAGTTGAACACGGTAGATCCGACCAACACGGACGTGGACTATGATATCGGTTCGTTGTGGATAAACACCACGGCAAAAACAACTTTCACATTGGTCGCAAAGACGGCAACGGCGGTATGGAAAAGACTGGTTACGGCAGAGGAAATCCTTGTCGTAGCAGAAGCGCAAGTCGCACAAAAGTTAAAAACGGCTAGAACTATCGGTATAACAGGAGACGGCACCGGTTCCACGAGTTTTGACGGTAGCGCGAACGCATCAATCACCCTCGTGTTGAAAAACAGTGGTGTCGGCGCGGGCACTTACACAAAACTGACCGTAGATGCAAAGGGTATCGTAACGGCGGCAGAACAACTCTCGGCGGCGGACATTCCTGAATTGACACTCGCAAAAATCACAGATGCGGGCACTGCGGCAAGCAAGAATGTTGGTACAGCGACAGGCAACGTGGTAGAGGTTTTGGAGAACGGCAAAATTGACGAGAATCTGTTGCCTGCAATCGCAATCTCTGAAACGTTCGAGGTCGCAAGTCAAGCGGCAATGCTTGCTCTTGATGCGCAGACTGGTGATGTTGCCGTAAGAACGGACGAGAACAAGTGCTATATTTTGAAGCAAAAGCCCGCAAACACCCTCGCAAACTGGGTATTGCTCCGCACGCCGACCGACCTCGTGTTATCCGTAAACGGCAAGACAGGTGCTGTTGTTCTCACAACTTCGGACGTTGCAGAAGGAACAAACCTTTACTACACCGAAGCAAGAGCAACGGCAAACTTCAACGGCAACTATGCTGCAAAGAGTTCAGGTGGCTTGACTGATGGCGCAACGATTGTGCATTCGACTGATACGGTGATACTTAACGGCGGCAATGCATAAGGAGGTGGGCTATGTCAACCTTCACTATAAAGGCGAAGCAACAGCAGAGGATTGACACGGCGGCGAACTGGGTGACCAAAAACCCAGTTCTGCTTGTCGGCGAACTAGGCATAGAAAGCGACACAGGGAAGATAAAAGCGGGAAACGGCGTTGCAGTGTGGAACTCGCTTGCGTATATCGGCATAACGACCGAATACCTTGAAGCGAACTATGTCAAGAAAACTGGAAACGCGGCAAGCGCAACGAAACTAGCAACGGCGCGGAGCATAGGTATATCAGGTGTAACGGCAACCGCAAAAACCTTTGATGGGACAGCGGCAATTGTGATACCAATCACAGCAGTGCCTGCGACACTCTTGACAGGAACGGCAAGCATACCGACAACAGGAAATGCGGGAAGCGCAACAAAGCTTCAGACAGCAAGAACCATTGGGCTGTCGGGAGTAACCGCTACTGCGCAAAGCTTTAATGGGACGGCAAACATAGTCATACCGATAACAGCAGTGCCGACAAGCCTGCTCAGTGGCAATATTGATGCAAGCAAAATTACGGTAGCGGCCAACAGCTACTTGGGCAACAACACAAACCTTGCTTCTGTTCTGACCTATATCGCAAACGTGTTTGCGGGCAGTCAGGCAGTGACAAAGATTAAGGCGGGTACATTTGACACTACAACATAAGGAGGGAATATGGGGTATAGCAGAAACGGACAAGACTTTGTAAATACGCTGTGTGAAGTCTCTTGGGGTAGCGACGATAAGCGCGGTAAAGCAGATATCAATACTAGTAAGTTTTGGTTTGGTGGAGCAAGCCGCGCAACAAATTATCCTAGTGCTCAGTTTATAACCTATGTGAGCGGATTCCGTTATAGCAAAGAAGCATTGGGTGGCAAGTATGGTGGGTGGCCGACATTCCAAAGAAAGTCGTATGAGATATCCGCAAAAGGTTACAGACCATATAGTAAATACAGATATTCAACATCGACAAGCGGCAACTTGTTCATCAAGCGCGGAACTGATGGCTCGATATTTGTGACTAGTGCATTTAACAGTGGTTCAGGAACAGTCGTTATTCCTGCCGCACTTGCCGCGAAATACTGCTTTGTTTGCACGTGCGGCGGCGGTGGCGGCGGCGGTGGTTCTACAGCGGTTGCATCAGCAGGTGGTGGCGGCGGAGCAGGATACGGTTTCTTGCTTTTGGAAATCACCAAGTTTATATCGTGCTACATAGGTGAATCGGGTGCAGGCGGCGGCGGTACTCAAAACGGAAGTTGGGGAGCGGACAGCTCAATCGCGTATTATGCTGATGCTCTAGCATACAGAAACGGCGGCTCAAAACTGGATGAATTCAGGTGCTATGCGGGTGAGTCAGGATACGGCGGTGGCAATAATGGCGGCAGTGGTGGCGCGGGAAAAGGGACAAGCGGACCCGCTACTGGCACATACATATACGCAGTTGCCCGCAAAGCAGGAGCAAGCGGGGCAACCCGAAATGGCACTGGTGGCACAAGCGGAGTGAACTTTACAAACTACACGCCTGAGTCAGAGACAATCACATACTTCACTGGAGGTGGTGGCTCTTCTGGCGGTTCGTCAGGCGGCGGTGGTGGCGGCGGCTCACCACTTGGTCAGGGCGGAAGCGGTGGCAGTAAAGGCGGCGGTGGAAACGGCACACTTGGCTCAGGCGGCGGTGGTGGCGGATACAAAGCTTTCACCACGCAGTCAGGCGGCTCAGGCGGACCCGGCTATATAAGCATAATGTATTAGGAGAATAATATGGCAATTTTAATGAACGAAACAAACAACTACTACAAGATTGAGTTCGATACTTGCAAAATAATGGGGTTGTCGGTATATGTCACGTTTTCCGTTTATCAAACACCGGAAGACAGGGAAAAAGAAAAGGTACGCCGACCGCTTTTGTCAGGTTTTCTGACAAAACTGCAACAGCGAATCACGGCTTTGAACGATGGCTTATTGGCGAAGGTCGCCGAAATGGGCGTGCAACCACAGGACATAACCGATGAAAATGGAATGATACTAGCTGACACATACCCCGAAATGCGCGCACAGCAGGATGAGCTTATAGCATTACAGGCAATGCCCCAACAGATATATGACAATGCTTATCGTTATGGTGTCAGCACTCCTGCGCCAATTGAGTATTTCATAAGCAATGAAACGCTTGTGGCAGATTACGGCTTCGATGAAACATGGGTGACAGACCCGATAATGCTCTCACAGCAAGCGGAGGTTTACTGCGGCGAATATGACGGCGAAGCAATCACAATGGAGTTTTACTACAACAGATTGAAGACGGTCATGGTCGGCGCGACCGAGGACTGCTGAGGAGGAATATGCAAGTTTTAACAATAGTATTGAGCATACTGGCAAGTGTCATCAGCGGGATGGCACTTTTCTTTATGCAGAGATTTTTCAAGCGCAAGGCAAAGAAAGATGAGGAGCGCGACGAAATGAAGCGCAAGGAAAACGTGTTGATACTTAAAAGTATCAATGCAGTAGGAAAATTGACCTATGCAGATGCCATAGCAATACGAGACGGCAAGACAAATGGCGAAATGCGTGAAGCAATGGAATCATACGCAGAGGTCAAGGATGAACTGTACGAGTATCTGCTCGAACAGAATGCAAGGAAATAGGAGGGAATATGGACTACTTACAGATTATCAGTGTACCGGCGATAGCGACTATCGTCTATTGGGTTGTGAACTTGATCAAGTACGCGACCAAAAACAACGAAACGTTCAAACGTTTTATTCCGTTGTTATCAGCGGGATTGGGCGCGGTGCTTGGACTGATTTGCTTCTACGGCGTACCCGACATCATAGCGGCACCAAATGTGCTAGTAGCGGTTTTGTCAGGCGGTGCAAGCGGACTATCGGCAACCGGCTGTAACCAAGTTATAAAGCAATTCACGAAGGAAAGCAAAGGGGACAAAGACGATGGAACAGGAAATACAAAAGTTTGAGTTTAAGTGCGCCTGCGCAATCGTGACGAGCATGATGCGGAGCGGAAAAATCACTACGGTCGAGCACGATTTGATTGTGCAGAAGCTGAAACAGAAGTACGGAATTGAAGAAGAGCATACGGCTTAGTTCGTATGCTTTTCTTTTTTGCCAAAACGGTACACGTGAGATACGAAACATTGTTCTGGCAAAAGTATTATTTCTAGCCGTTTTTGCTAGACTTTTGAAATTATTTCCTGCCTAATTGTCCCTACCCTAAAAGGGAATAAATTAAGGAGATATTAACATGGAGAAAATCAAGACAGCGGCGTACTGCCGCGTAAGCACGAAAAATGCAAATCAGGAAATGAGTATCACCGAACAAATTCGGTACTACACAAAGCTGATGGACGAAACACCGGAATATCTGAACTGCGGCGTATATGCAGACAACGGCGTTTGCGGTAGATACCTTAGAAACAGGGATGCATTCATTCAGCTGATGAAGGATTGCGAACTTGGAAAAATCGACATGGTATTCTGCAAGTCAATAAAACGATTCGGGCGTAGCGTACTAGACACAATGCGCGCAGTAACGCGACTACAGGAACTTGGAATACCAGTCGTCTTCGATGTGGAAAGGTTGAACACAATAACTGACCGAAGCAACATACTGCTGACCTCACTGGCGCAGATCGCTCAAAGCGAATACGAAGAAAAGTCGGAAGCGGTAAAGTGGTCTGTGCGAAAAAGGTTTGAGCGCGGGGAGATGATAATCAACCCAAATACGCCACTTGGCTACAAGTTTAACGAAGATGGAAAACTGGTAGTCGTAGAGGAAGAAGCAAAGTTGGTGCGCAAAATCTACGAAGACTATGTGCACGGCGTAGGATGTGCCGCAATAGCAAAGAAACTTAACGCGCAAGGCAAAACGACAGCCCACGGAAAGACGTTCCTGTCGTCAACGATACTCTACATACTTAAAAACGAAAAATACAAAGGGGACGTACTCCTTCAAAAGTGGATAGTGGTAGGCGGCAAAAAAGTCAAGAATAACGGATGTGTTGAAAGCTACTATGTAGAAAACAATCACGAAGCAATCGTGTCAAGGGAACTATGGGACAGGGCGCAGGAAATGATAGCAAAGCACCGAAACTGCGACTATGTTAAACCGGAAAATAGAGTAAAGGACGTGTTCCGCGGAATGGTCTACTGCGGTGTATGCGGCTCAAAAATGTTGCGCATAGACCACGGAACAGCGGGCAAAGCAGTGCGATATGGATGCGGAGTCAGAGCACGGAGCGCAAAAGAGTGTAAGTCAGAGAATGTTAAGAGGGAAACGCTTGCGGATGGCTTCATCGCGCTGTACAACGAACTGCGCGGCAAGCACAAACCATTAAAGCAAATGTACTTCACGGCTGATGTGCGAGAACAGGACGAAGTGTTAGAAAAACTGCTCGAACAGGAAAGAGTCTTCCTGCAACTACAGGCACGCGGACTAATGACCGACATGATGAAGGCGGAATACAACAAGCTGATAAATAAGATTATTACGACAGAAAACTTAAAAAAGAATCTGCTGAATAAGAATGCGACAAACGTACAGGCACAGTCAGACCTTCGACAGTTTAACAAGGCACTGGCGGCAACGAAGGAAGATATAACGGCACTAGACGATAATCTCTTCACGGCGATTGTACGAAGGGTGGTTGTAAATAGCCGAGAGGAAATCGTCTACGAACTTAAATCGGGAGACAATGCAATAGTCAGCATCGAATATGGCTACAGAGACAAAGATATAATAGGAGGTATAAGGTATGAGTCAAGTAAATAAAGTGCGAGTGATACCCGCCGCGCCGAAGCATAACACCTACGAAGCATTATTTGAAAGAAAGAAGCGCGTGTGCGCGTATGCGCGTGTCTCAACCAATAAGGAAGAGCAAGTGACAAGCTTCGAATCGCAGAAGCGGTACTACACGAACTACATACAGGAAAACCCTGAATGGGAGTTCGCGGGAATATATGCGGACGAAGGTATATCGGGACGAAGCATGAAGAAAAGAGGTGAGTTTAGACGAATGGTGCAGGATGCGCTTGACGGCAAGATTGACATGATAATGGTCAAGTCGGTGTCGAGATTCGCACGGTGCGTTGTGGATGTGCTGACAATCGTTGATGAACTGAGACAGAAGGGCGTACCAGTCATATTTGAAAAGGAACACCTTAACAGCATAGAGGACGATAAGCGCACAAACTTCATGATAACACTGTACGCATCAATAGCGCAGGAAGAATCAGACAGTTTGAGCGACAGTGTGAACTGGGGAATTCAGCGCAGAAATGAACAGGGAATAGTACGCGGCGTTAGGATATACGGATACGATATGACCGAAGATAAAAAGTACATAGTCAATCCAGAACAGGCAGAGGTGGTGAGGTTAATATTCAGCCTATACCTCAGCGGGTTGAGTAGCAAGGGCGTAGCGAACGAATTAAAAAAGCGCGGGATAAAGACATATAAAGGCTTCGACAACTGGGACGAATCGACAATACTGTATATGCTGAAAAATGAAAAGTATCTAGGGAACGCGCTTCTCCAAAAGACGATTCTGGAACCGTGGCGTGCAAAGCGACGTACAGCGTATGCCGACAAGCAGATGTACCTAGTAGAGGACAATCACGAAGCGATAATTGATAAAGACACATACAACCGGGTACAACGCGAATTGGAGTTCAGAAAGACTATACGTAGCTACACGAAAACAGGAAGGGGCGGCTACTCATCACTGTATCCCTTCTCGTGTAAGGTGTTTTGCTACCAGTGCGGAAGCGTATTCAGACGGCACAACTATCACAGCGCAGGGAAGACGATACCGACGTGGGTATGTGTGAACCACGAAAATAACGGCAACGCAGTATGCTCACAGAAACCTATAAGAGAGGACGAGCTGAAGCAAGCCTTCATGAGGGTGGTAAACGCGCTTGTAGCGGACAAAAAAGCGATGCTAAGGAAGATACAAGAGAGCATTGAGGAAACGGTCGGCAAGGGCGACCTGAGCGGCAGAATCGAGGAACTGGACAAACAGATACAGGAGAAGCAAAGGGAACTCGTAACAATGATGAACAGGGCAAGGAACGCTAACGAAATCATAATGAACGAAGGCGCGCAGAATGCAATAATGGCAGAGATAGAAAAGCTGACAGAGCAGAAGCGGCACTACGAAAACACAACGGTAGAGAACGAAAGAAACAGCGGTAGAGTTGAAACGCTGATAGACCTAGCGGAGAGGAAAGTGCAGATGACAGAGTTCAATGATACGCTGTGCAGGGCACTACTGGAGAAGGCGGTCGTCGATGGAAAGGAAGTGACCTTCATGCTCGGCGGCGGCTTGGAAATAGCAGAAACACTTAACTAAACACAACGCGCCACCGTGGGAAACTGCGGTGGCTTCTTTTTCAACTTTTCACGGAAGACATTTTCAAAACTTACTTATGGCGGAACGACTTTTTAGAAACACTCCGTCTCTCCAAGTTTACGTTTATAGTACCAAAGATGCAAATGGTAATACATTAGTGGCTGGTATTAATGATATTCGGTCCATGCAAGTTATACTACCGATAATGGCAGCAATGTGTTTAGCTCTTGCGTTATTGACAGCATTTGGAG